CGACGATGCGGTCGGCGTTGAAGTCGTGGAAGGCTTGGACTGCCCTGTGAGCCCAGCCAGAGGGCGTGTCACGGCAGGAACGGTCTGCGAGGACGTATCCCCTGCCGTCGGCTCCCTTGCCGACTACCACGATGCCCGTCTCGTCCGATTCCTCGCCGGAGGTCACGGCTGGGTCGATGGCGACCACGATGCGAACGAGCTCGGGGGCTTCGTCTACTCGGGTCTCGTCGATGTCGCTCAGTCGCCAGAGACTGCCAGGGGTGTCGAGGAGGAGTTCGCCGTAGAGTTCTTGTCGACCGAGGCGCGTTCCCTCGTAGCGAGATTTGAGTTCTTCGAGGGCGGCTTGCGAAAGGTTGGCGGCGTTATCGAACGTAGATCCGCGCGTCACCACTACAGAGCCATCCGTGCGAGACATGAACTCGCGCAGGAGTTTGGTCGGGCGTGGCGTGGTGGTGATGATGGTCTGGGGGTTGCCGATACGGAGCGCAGGGGCGAGTCCTGCCGTCCAGGTTTCCTCGTACCTCCACGCGGCGAACTCGTCGAGCCATGCGTAGGAGAGGTTGAGGCCACGAGCACGTTCGCCAGCATCTGCCGAGACCATGTGAATCTTGGAGCCGTTGGTCAGGGTGATTTGACCGTTGTTTCGGTTGTATTGCTCTAGGGCTCCGCTAGGCAGGCTCTTGATGATGCCCGAGGGCCCTTCGACACAGGTGCGCCGAACGTCCGTGAAGGTCGGGGCCACCACTGCGCACTCGATGCCAGGCTGCGACATGGCCTTCTCGATTATCCAGCCTGCGCCGGTGAAGGTCTTCCCCCAGCCTCGACCTGAGAGGATGAGCCAGATGCGCCAGTCGCCCTCGGGGGGGAGTTGCTGGGGTCGGGCGTTCTGGCGGTAGCGAGACTTGGCTAGTTCTTTCTGGGCGGCCTCGGCTTTGACTGCACGGGCTTTGAGCTCAAGGGCCTCAAGCCGTTTCAGTTCCGCTAGGCGTTGCTGCAGTAGCGTCGTCATCTATCTCCCCGAGCGTGGCCTCTAGGCGCTGAATCTCGGCTTGGATGTAGTCGAGCGTTATGACCTCGGTGCGTACCGGAGCGTCGAGGCCCATTAGTTTCGCCCTGCGATCCATGATTGCCAGCACTCGGTCGACGGCGAATAGTGCCGACTTCTCACCGGAGAGCGCCTTCTCCATCGCTATTTCGAGCAGGAGGTCGAGGCGCTGGCCTTCGATGCGCCGGAACTCGTCTACCGCTTCGGCAGGGATGGCGGCGAGGGCTCGCTGGCAACGGTTGTAGGCGGTGGCTTTGGTCGTGCCTATCTGGTCGGCGATGGCTTGGTAACTCATCCCCAGCGAGCGCAACTTGAGCGCCTGGGTGTCGAGATGCGCCTGTTCTTCTGTTCGCTCGAATCGTGGCATCGTTTAACCGGCTTAGTGTCTAGTTCGTAGGCACAATGCACCCACGATACCTATCTATCGTCTCACAGTGGTTGCACTGCTGTCAAGGGCAGGTGTAACCCTTTATTTCTTCCGCGCACTTGATGCAGTAAGCCCAGCCCTCAACATGGTCGCAGGGAACAGTCGCCTGCACGTCGGCGATGCGCTCTAGGAACTCGCTAACGTCGGCCCTCATGCGCCCAGCCTGTTGTCGGGCTCTGCGCGTGTGGATCCGTTCAGGCAGTCGGTGGTGTCGCTGAGCTCGTGCGTCCAGTAGTAGCCCTCTAGGGGGTCGTAGGCTTGGATGACGGGCTTGGTGCAGTGTCGGCAGTCAATCATGCTTTCTCCAATTCCTTCTCAGAAACGGGGATGTTTCGCCCCGAAAGTTTTTCGCCGCAGGTCGGGCAGTAGCGCACGTCCTTAATGAACGTGATGCTGACGTGGTTAGTGAACTGGAGGTTTGCCCGAGGGTGCGCCAGGCTTGAGTGCGTAATGGGGCAGGCTGTGGCTGAACGCTCACTAGCGCCTTCTGTGGTCGAGCGGTCACTCATAGCGCCGACCCAAGAAACAGCCCGAGCATGAGCACCAGCACGACGAGGATGGCGACCTGTAGGGCTTCTCGCTCGCTCATCGCTGCTCCGGTCGTAGGTGGAAGGGCTTGGTTGGGCCAGGGGCTTCGAGGCGAGTGCCGCAGTCGGGGCAGAACATCCGGCTCCAATCTCGGGTCACGGGGTTGCCGTCTAGATCCGTGGTGACGTAGGTGTGGGGGCAGGTCACTTGCTCCATCCTTCCTTCAGTGCGTTGGCGACTTGCAGCTCAAGGCCCTCGACGGCGTGTTCAAGGAGCGTGTAGTAATCCCAGAGGATGCCGTTGTAGTAGAGCGCAAAGTATTCCTCGCCGTTCTTGGCGTAGTCAGCGACCCAGAGGCGAGCCGTGGTTCCCTCGTAGGGGTGCGTCAGTTTGATGAACTCCCAGACCATTACTTCGCCACCTTCAGCACTCGGTAGCCTGGCTTGGTCTTGGTGAACTGCGTCGCGAGGTCGGGGTGCGCCTCCTGGAAGGCCTTAGCGTCGAAGGTCTCGGAGGACTTAGTGCTCTTGTAGGTGTAGAGCGTCTCGCCCTCGTAGGTCACGACAGATGCGGATCCGATGACCAGCTCCAACTGCGCACGGAGGCGCTTGAGCTCAGCCTCGGCGCTGTCGACGGTTGCCTTCTGCGCGGCGTACTCACGAACCAGCCCGAGCACGATGTCATCAGCCTCGACCGTCTCGTCGGTGCTTTCGGGGTACATCTTCCCGATTGCGTCGAGGTCGTTGCCCGTCACCTCGGGGGCTTCGTCCAGCACTAACTTTCCCCAGAACTCAGCCTCGGCTTCGTTGAGGTGCTCGATGACCGGCTGGGAATAAGTGACCTTGCGAATCAGCAGGCCGGCTCCACCGTAGAGGCAGACGAAGTGGACGGTCGAGATGCCGGTGACGCTGGCGTAGTGGCATCCCTGCGCCCAGTAGGAGCCAGGAACGGAATCCTCAGCCCAGCCGTCGGCGTTGCCACGTCCGACCATGCCGCCGGTCTTGATTTCCAGCAGGGCCTCGATGTTGATGGGGGCGGTCTGGCTGTCGTGGTCGTTCACCTTGCCGAGTTCCCACTGGTCAAGGTTCGCCTCGCTTGGGCGGCAGATGAAGAAGTCGACGTTGGCGAGTTGGTACGTCTCAGCGCCCTGCAGCAGTACGGGCCACGCGACTACTGCCAGCCCTTCGGCGGCGAGTTCCTGAGCGTACAGCTCAGCGATGGGGCGCTCTAAGGCTTGCCCGATACGGGTGGCGAGGTTGCCGGTGAAGGTGTCCTCGATGCGCCCCGTCTTTTCGGCCCAGAGTTGCCAGGCGCTCTTGTAGGCGTTGAGCCCGAGGATTGCGCCGGCATCGGATCCACCGATTCCGCGTGAGCGCTCCTCTAGCCACTCTTCTCGACTGAGCGAATCAGTCCTTGTGATTACTTTCATGGTTCCCTCCTCAGGGTTAGGTGATGCTTGGATACTACATTACTGCGATGGTGTGACGCTAGTTTGTTGCGGCCTTGATGCTTGACAGCAGGCTCCGCAGTCCGTCGAGGCGAGACTGGGCGGCGCGGAGGGCTTCTCGGGTTGTGGTGAGCCGGTTCTGGGCGATGAGGTAGGCGAGGTAGAGATCCGCGCAGGCTTCGGTTGCGTGGTCATCCACCTGCCCGACCGTCGCCTTCTGGTTCAGGGCTCGGTAGGCGAGGCGTTGCTTGGCAAACTCGGTCTTGTAGTTTGCCTCCGCCTGGGCTGCGTTGTCGCCGGCCTCTGCCATCGTTGCGACGAGCTCAGAGATGGTGTTCAGGCTCTTGGCGATGCCGTCGTGGATGCGCTCAACGGTAATCACAGCGTCCTCGCTAGGTCGAGTAGGTTCTCGGGCTCAGGCTCGGCGATGGTTTCGGCGAGGCAGGTTGTCATGCAGTGCCGGTCGTGCACCCAGTAGGGCTCGATGTTGCGCCCTGGGTTGTCCTCGAAGAAGATTTCCTCGCCGCAGTTCCGGCAGATGCCGCGCTTGTGGTGATTACCAGTCACGGCAGGCTCTTTGCTGGTCGGGGGTCGGCAGGCCGTGTTGGATCCGTAGCGCCACCCAGACCTGTTGCTGGGCGGTTGCCAGG